GGAGCAGCGCCGAAAACCGCAGCTGATCAAAAAGCCCACCACCCCGCCGATGGTTGCGCCTACATCCCTCAAAAACCAGCGCGTTTCCCTGCTGCCTGGCGATGTGACCTACCTCGATGTAATGACCGGGCAGGACGGATTCAAGCCTGCCTACCTGGTTAACCCGAACACCGGCGACTTGCTGGCCGACATTCAGGACACCCGGCAGATCATCAACAGCTCCTACTTCGTCGACCTCTTCATGATGTTGCAGAACATCAACACCCGCTCAATGCCGGTGGAAGCGGTGATCGAGATGAAGGAGGAAAAACTCCTGATGCTGGGTCCTGTGCTGGAGCGTCTGAACGACGAATGCCTGAACCCACTGATCGACCGCACGTTCTCCATCATGGTGCGTAAGAACATGCTGCCGCCGCCGCCGGACGTACTCCAGGGGATGCCGCTGCGCATCGAGTACATCTCCGTGATGGCGCAGGCCCAGAAGTCCATCGGGCTTACAAGCCTTTCCCAGACCGTCGGTTTCATCGGTCAGTTGGCGCAGGCCAAGCCGGAAGCGCTGGACAAGCTCGACGTGGATCAGGCCATCGACGCATTTGCAGAAATGTCCGGCGTGTCGCCAACCGTCATCGTTCCGCAGGAGCAGGTGCAGGGTATCCGCGAAGAACGCGCCAAACAGGCTCAGGCGCAGCAGGCTGCCGCCATGGCGATGACTGCGGCGCAGGGTGCCAAGACACTCAGTGAGACACAGACTACCGAACCGAGCCTCCTGACCGCTATCGCTAACGCATCAGGAGCGCCGCAGCAATGATGGATATCGATGAAGAAGAACTGAGAGTTCAGAACGATCGCAAGAAGCGTGATCTGGCGCAGCGCGAAATGGACGATATCAAATTCGTCATGGATAGCGTGCAGGGCCGCCGCGTTGTCTGGTCAGTGCTCGAAAAAGGTCAGGTGTTCGGTACCTGCTTCAACGTAGAGCCGCACATCACTGCATTCAACGAAGGGCAGCGCAATCTGGCGTTGGCACTGTTTCAGCGCGTCATGGCGCACTGCCCGGATCAGTATCTGAAGATGGCCGCAGAGGCCAGTGAACAGGAGTAACCATGAATTTATTTGACCGTTTGCTGCATCGCCGCCTTTGCAACGAGCAGCCTGCTGACGGTGGCGCAGCGCCTGCACCATCTGAACCAGCCGCATCACAGCCGGGAACTGGCGAACAACCTGCGCCTGCAGGTGAACCTGCAAAACCGGAAGGTGAACAGCCTAAACCTGGCGCCGAAGGCGATAAACCGCAGGAAGAGAAACCAGCAGAAGGCGATAAGCCTGACGATGGCAAAGACAAAAAACCAGAGGGTGCGCCAGAAGCGTATGAGTTTAAGCCCGCTGAAGGTGTTGAGCTGGATACGGAAGCTCTGAAGGATTTCGAGCCGGTGGCCCGCGAACTGAACCTGACCAATGAGCAGGCGCAGAAACTGGTCGACGCGTACCCGAAAATTCTGGCCGGTGTGCAGCAGCGTCAGGCCGATGCATGGCAGGCCACAACCGAGCAGTGGGCCGCTGATGTGAAAGCGGATAAAGAGATCGGCGGCGACAAGCTCACCGGCAACCTGAGTGCTGCTCAGCGTGCGCTGGACCAGTTCGGCACTCCTGAACTGAAAGAATACCTGAACACCACCGGCTTGGGTAATCACCCCGATCTGGTGAAAACGTTCGTGAAAATCGGTAAGGCCATGTCAGAAGACGGCATGGTTTCCGGGAAAGAAAACGGTCAGCGCTCAGCTGCCGAAGTGCTCTATGGCAAATAAGAGAGGATAGAAACCATGGCTGTTAAAGGCTTAACTGCGCTGACGCTGGCTGACTGGGGTAAGCGCGTAGATCCAAACGGGAAGATCGATAAGATTATCGAACTGCTCGGCCAGACTAACCCAATCCTGGAAGACATGCTGATCGTTGAAGGCAACCTTCCAACCGGTCACCGCACCACCATCCGCTCCGGTCTGCCGCAGGCAACCTGGCGTTTGCTGAACTACGGTGTGCAGCCGAGCAAATCTACCACCGTTCAGGTTACCGATGCTGTCGGCATGCTGGAAACCTACGCTGAGGTGGATAAATCGCTGGCTGACCTGAACGGTAATACCGCCGAGTTCCGCCTGTCAGAAGACCGTGCCTTCATCGAAGGCATGAACCAGCAGATGGCTCAGACCCTGTTCTATGGCGATTCCAGCGTTAACCCGCAGCAGTTCATGGGTCTGTCATCCCGCTACTCCAGCAAATCCGCAGGCAACGGCCAGAACATTATCGACGCTGGCGGTACCGGCACCGATAACACCTCCATCTGGCTGGTTGTGTGGGGCGAAAACACCGTTCACGGTATCTTCCCGAAAGGTCAGAAAGCAGGCCTGCAGATGGAAGATAAAGGGCAGGAAACCCTGATCGATGCCAACGGTGGCCGCTACGAAGGTTATCGCACTCACTATAAGTGGGATAACGGCCTGTCTCTGCGCGACTGGCGTTACGTAGTGCGCATCGCCAACATCGATGTGAGCGATCTGTCTGTGCCTGGCTCTGCTGCAAACATCGTCAGCCTGATGGTGAAAGCTCTGCACCGCATCCCTAACCGCGGCATGGGTAAACCGGTCTTCTACATGAACCGCACCGTGGCGCAGGCGCTCGACCTGCAGTCTCTGGACAAGGCTTCTCTGGCCCTGACCGTCAAAGAGACCGAGGGTGAATGGTGGACCGCCTTCCGCGGCGTTCCAATCCGCGAAACTGATGCGATCCTCGAAACCGAAGCGCGCGTTGTTTAACGCCTGATTAAAACCAGCTGCCTGGTGACGGGCGGCTAACTGGAGAGACAAATATGATCCTCGACAAGCTGTTGATGTTCTCCGAGAAGCAGGCGATTACAGCTTCTGCTGCTTCAACGGATGTGATTGACCTGGGTCCGATTGACGGCACGCGCCGCGACATCGGTGTTGGTTACCCGCTGGAGTTCTGGGCCACTGTTGATACCGCCGCTACGGCGGCCGGTGCGGCAACCCTGAACGTTCAGCTGCAGACCAGCCCGGATAACTCCACCTGGACAACCATCTACGACAGCGGTGCGCTGGCACTGTCGGCACTGACCGTTGGTAAGCGCCTGTTCTCAACGAAGGTTCCGGCTGGCGTTCAGCGCTATCTACGCGTCAACTATTCGGTGGGCACCGGCCCGCTGACTGCTGGCGCATTCACCTCGGGCATTAATCTTGATGTTGACAACAACACGCCTTATTACCCGATTCGTTCCAAAGTGACTGGCTAAGGGGATAGCGATGTCAGGTGAAAAAGCACGATACCGCGTCCTGCGCTTATCCCATATTCACAACAACCTCTGGCCGGAAGGCTCTGAAGTTGAATATGACGGTGAGCCAGGCACGGCGCTGGAGCCGCTGAACGACGCAGCAAAAGCGGCAAAAGCGAAGGCAAAGCACAAGGGTGATACGCCTGCTGCTGTTGTTGAACCTAAGCCGCTGAACGACGGCGGCAACGGTGGTGAAGGTGGCAGCGGTGGCGATGACGATCTGGATAAACTCCGCGAAGAGTACGAAGTGCTCTTTAACGAGAAGCCGCATCACAACGCTAAAGCCGAGACGCTCCGCGAGAAGATCGCAGATAAGCGTACAGAACTGGGCGTGTAAGCCTCGCTAATCAAACAGGGGGCTTCGGCCCCCTTCTTGCAGGAGTCCGTTATGGAACTGGTAAACCTCAAAACTGGCACCGATACCTATCAGGATGAGGATGGAAAAACCCAGACTCGTGATGATTATCCGTGGGGCCTTTGCATTGAGTTAAACAACGAGACGCTCACCAAGCTTAAGGCAACCCCGCAATCTGCTGGTACTGAAGTGATGATTACCGCAAAGGCTATCATTCGCTCAACCTCCACGCGCGAAACAGAAGATGGCATGCAGCATAGCGCCAGCCTTCAGATTACCGATATGGCGATCGGCCCTGCATCTGGCGAGCAGAGCAAGACTGCAGCTGAAACCCTCTACGGAAACGGCGGTGAGTAATGGCTTCCGTTATCGAGATCTGCAACCGCGCGCTGAGCAACATCGGCAACAGCCGCAGCATTAACAGCCTGGACGAAGCCAGCAAGGAAGCCGGGCAGTGCTCCCTGCATTTCGACGCCTGCCGCGATGCCGCGCTGGCAGACTTCGACTGGAACTTTGCCACCAAGCGCGTAGCGCTGGCCGACACCAATAGCCCCCCACCGGACTGGCAGTACGCCTATCAGTACCCAACTGACTGTATGCGCATCACGGAAATCATGTTGCCCGGTATCCGCAACCCAACCGCGGCCATGCGCGTGCCGTACGTGACTGGTGCTGATACGGCCGGAACAGGGAAGCTGATTTACACAGACCAGCCTGAGGCCTGGCTGAAGTATGTCGGGCGAGTCACCGACGTGAACATGTTTGACGCCATCTTCATCGAGGCACTGTCCTGGCGCCTGGCCGCCGCCATCAACATGCCGCTCACTGGCAGCGCTGACCTCGGGAATAACGCCCTGTCGATGTACAACCGAGTGATCCTCAGTGCCGGGTCGCACAGTCTGAACGAGTCGCAGGAGCTGCAGCCGCCAATGGATGAATTTACAGCAGCGAGGTTGTCGTAATGGCATTTAGCTGGATACAGCCGAGCTTTGCCGGCGGGGAGATCGGACCGTCACTGTATGGCCGCATCGATATGTCGAAGTATCAGGTTGCGCTGCGCA